GGCACGACACAATCAGGTTGAGCCTGAAGGGGATTGGAAAACTTGGCTGATTCTTTCTGGTCGTGGTTGGGGTAAGACTCGTACTGGTGCTGAATGGTTAGCGTGGCAAGCCATACATCAACCTAAGACCCGTTGGGCTGTTCTGGCTCCTACCTACTCGGATGCCCGTGACACTTGCGTAGAAGGCGATTCAGGGCTTCTAAAGGTACTTCGGGATTATGGCGCATTACGGGAAGCAAATGGTTGGAACCGATCTATTGGTGAACTGTTTTTGGCTAATGGCTCCCGAATTAAATTATTTTCGGCTGACGAACCTGAGCGACTTCGTGGACCACAGTTTCATGGCGCATGGCTAGACGAACTCGCAGCATTTAAATACCCCGAAGCCTACGACCAACTCCAATTCGGTTTGCGCTTAGGTCAAGACCCAAGAGTCGTAATCACCACAACCCCAAGACCAAAACCATTAGTGCGAAACCTGATAGCCCGAGACGATGGAACCGTACACATCACGCGCGGAGCCACGTTCGACAATGCAGCCAACTTAGCCCCAGCAGCCCTAGTCGAACTACAAGCCCGATACTCAGGCACACGCTTAGGTAGGCAAGAACTTTACGGAGAACTTCTAGAGGACATTGAAGGCGCATTATGGACACAGCAAAATCTAGACGAATGCCGTGTACCCGAAGCACCAAAAGATTTGCAGCGCGTAGTCGTAGCCATTGACCCAGCCGTAACTATGAACGAGGACTCAGACGAAACTGGCATAGTCGTAGCAGGAAAGAACTCCAAAGGCGAAGGATTTATTATTGCCGACTACTCAACGAAAGCCAGCCCACTTGATTGGGCAAGGCGAGCAGTAGACGCATACCGAACCCACAATGCGGACGCGATCGTGGTTGAAGTAAACAACGGCGGCGACATGATTCCAGCAGTAATTAAACAAGTAGACCCAACTGTGTATGTGAAACAAGTACGAGCCACGCGCGGTAAACAACTACGAGCCGAACCAATAGCAGCCATGTATGAGCAGGGTCGCGTACACCACGTTGGTGTATTGGAGAAGTTAGAAACTCAAATGACTACATGGACGCCAGACGACCCCAAATCTCCAGACCGACTCGATGCACTCGTATGGGCTTGCACCGATCTACTCGACAACTCAAACCTCACAGGCTACTTGTCTAACCTTGCTGTTTGGTGCGATAATTGCAATCTACCTATGCCTAAGAATGCTCAGGCTTGTAGTAAGTGCGGAGCGTCACTAACCGAGAGTGAAGCCCCACGACATCCGCTAGGAGTTTAAGTGGCAATCTGGAATCGCAAGCAGATCGAGAAGGCGGCTCCCGTCTTACCTGCTGGTTCGCAAGTAACAAATTTTACACCTGAAGAACTGCAAGGTATTGCAAGTCAGATGTATCAAGTGGGCGTATTCAACCCACTCACTCGTAACCCATTCCTTTCAAGTGTCCCCTTCGGACCTTCTAATCCATGATCGCCAAGTGCAATCAACGCAACTAACGATGATGGTCGCACCGAACCACGCCGTTGGGAATACCCAGTTGCATGGAACATCTTTGTTACCGAGCAGCGTTTAGTTCCTTGGAAGGTTTTGCGCGTAGCCGCAGACCAGATTGATTTAATTCGCCGTTGTGTAGAAGTATCCAAAGCCAAAATTGCTGGACTTGATTGGGACATTACATTCAGCGAAGCCGCATCCGAAATGGTTGCTGGCTCAACTGCTAAAGACCACGTTCAAGCAATGCAGGAAGCGCGCGACAAGTTTAGCGAGGACATTGTTCGTATGCGTAAGTTCTGGCAAACTCCAGACCGCATTAACGGACTGTCATTCAAAGACTGGTTAACCATGGTGCTAGAAGAAGTCCTAGTGTTGGACGCTCTAGCCATTTACCCACACCCAGACATGAAGGGTGACTTGCACTCCCTTGAAATCTTGGACGGCTCAACCATTAAGCCACTTCTAGATGATCGCGGTATGCGACCACAAAACCCATACCCTGCCTACCAGCAAATGCTGTACGGCTTCCCACGCGGAGAATTCCTAGCAACGTCAGACGACCCAGATGCAGACGGCAACTTCTCAAGCGATGAACTTATCTACGCAATACGCAACCGCCGCACATGGACACCATACGGTTACAGCCCAGTAGAGCGATGCCTACCACTAGCCGACATTTATTTGAAACGTCAGCAATGGTTACGCGCAGAGTTCACAGATGGCGTCATGCCAGACATGATGTTTAAGCCTGACGATACTTTTGCCGCAACACCTGATTTGATTCGCGCTTACGAAAACATTTTAAACGATGATCTTGCAGGTCAAACAGAGCAACGTAAACGCGCTCGCATTTTGCCACCCGGACTTGACCCGATTGATAACACAGGACACAGCGAAAAGTTTAACCCTGCGTTTGACGAATACTTGATTAAGGGAATCGCAGGTCACTTCGGTGTCATGCCTACCGAAATTGGTTACGCAGATGGTGGCACTCTTGGCGGTGCAGGTCAACAGATGGGTGAAGCAGAATCCGCTACTACCCTTGGACTTGCCCCACTAATCGGATGGCTTGAAGATTTAATCTCTGACATTTCTTACAGGTTCATGGGTATGCCACGCGAACTTGTATTTACTTTCGATGGTGGACGCTCAACAGAAACAACTGCTGACGCTCAACGCCGCGACATTGAGATCAAGGGCGGTCAACGCTCACTTAACGAAGCGCGCGCCGAAATGGGTTTACCACTCATTGACGCACCTGAAGCAGATGCACCTATTTTGTCTATGGGTTCGGGCTTGTTCATTGTGACACCTGAAGGTATTACCCCTGTCGGTAACGCTGTACCTAGCGACCCTAGTGCCATTGGTGCTGCACCTGAAGCGGAAACCCCAGCGGAAGAAGTTGCACCTACTGAGGAGCCAGACGCTAATGCTTCGCAGGAAGTTAAAGCGTTTATGAAGTGGGCTAAGAAGGGCAACTGTGATCGCGACTTTGAGTTCAAATCCATTGACGCTGTTTACGCTGCTACCTTAAATCGGGCTGCTAAAGAAGGCGACCTGTATTTAGTTAAATCCATTTCAGAGGTCGCACTAAAAAAAGCCTAAGCCGCAGAGACGCGGCAAAGATGAAGGTCATTGCACAGAACGCGGTCTTAATAAATGCGGCTATGCGTAAACAAACTGATGCCAAGAAGATTGCTGAAAAGTGGTTGGCTCACGATGTTACTAAGAGCGCAACTGACGCGGAAAAACAGTCCGCTAAGACATGGGTAAAGATCAATGTGCAAATGGATTCAACTTCCCTTAAAAGCGCGCTAAAGAGCGTCTATGCGTCTGGTTGGGCATTTGGTAAGGCTGATGCAGAGTCCGAAATTGATGTTGAACTTGGGCTTGATTGGGACACTTGGGAAGCAGGTAACGAAGCCGCCGCTGTTCTCGAGGATGCTCCTCGCGGTTTACGCACCATGCTTGATCGCCGCGGTATCACTATCAAGGGTTTAAATGATGTGACTCTTGATCGCATTGGTTCTTCCCTTGCGTTGTCTTTGTCTCAGGGTTTGGGTGCTGAAGAAACCGCAGCCATGTTGGATTACATTCTGGACGACCCTTTACGCTCAATGGTTATTGCCCGTACCGAAACTGCTGATGCTCTTGTTCAAGCCAACCTTGCGGAATACAAAGATGCTGGCATTACTCAAGTTGAATGGCTGGTTGCTGACCCTTGCGACATTTGTGCAGAGAACGCAAACGTAACTGTTGACATTGGTGAGGAGTTTCCTTCGGGCGACCAGTATCCACCTGCGCATCCAAATTGTGTTTGTGATGTATCTCCTGTGTCGCAATTTGATTTTGTTCCTGAAGATGTTGAGTTGGCTATCAGCCCTGACGCAATTAAAGAAGAAGGCTACAAGGCTAACGCTGGTATGAAGTCAGCAGCACAACGCGCGATTGACTGGCGCGAACAAGGACATAAGGGTGGTACGCAGGTAGGTGCTACGCGCGCGCGTCAAATAGTTTCAGGCGAAGCAATGTCGGCAGACACAGTTAAGCGTATGTATTCGTTCTTCTCCCGTCACGAAGTTGATAAGAAGGCTACGGGCTTTAACTCTGGTGAAGAAGGCTATCCTTCCAAGGGTAGAGTTGCTTGGGACTTGTGGGGTGGCGATGCTGGGTTTACTTGGTCACGTCAGATTGTTGAGAGATTAAAGAAGGATGAAAGCAAGTCTGCTGGTTCTGATTTAAATAAGTATGACCCAGATCAACCGCGTGACGCAAATGGTCGCTTTGGTAGTGGGGCAACAACTATATCTGACACGGGTGATAATGTTCCTTCAACTCATGCAGATAATTTACATAATTTATGGGGTCGCGTAATTACCAACACCGCCGATGGCATGGGTGGAGACGTAGCAGATTCCATTATTGAAGTTGCTGGTACTGAAATGACTTCGGCAAATGCCATTGAAACTTGGGCTATTATTGATGATGTTCGTATGGCAGTTAAAGAAACCGTTGCCAATGATTTAATGCAACAAGAAGTATTAGCGGCTGTATCTACACAAGATTTACTTGCTACTGCCGCAGGTGGATTTGGTAATGCCATTGGCTCTAATGGTGAAGCAACACCTACTGCTAATCAACCACCTGAAATTTGGGCGTTGGCTATGGCTCCACAAACAGATGAAGATTCTGCAAATGAAAAATACGGTATTGACATTGTTGAATACAATGCAAATGGTGGAATAAATGTTTTCGATTATTCAGATGTTATTGACACTAGCCGATTAAGTTCGGGAGAAGTAACACTTGAGCAAGTGCAGCAAGGTCTTAATAATTTAGATAATGGTAGGTTTGCCATAGCAGGTTCTCCTGAAGCCGAAGCCATGGTGCGCGAAAACGCAATATCTGTTCTTGTTAATCAATGGGCGCAAACATCTAACGACAATAACCCTTGTAGTCAGGCTATGCAACAGGCTGCGGCTCAACAATTTGGTTTAGATAATGCCGCCGAATGGGAAGGCATGGAAGGCGACCTAAAGGTTGCTACCGATGCTGCTTATGCTGCTAACGGTGCTGTTTATTCTGCGTTCCTTCAGGCTCAATACAACAACACTCAAGACCAATTAAAATCTGCTGGCATTGATTCTATTACCGTTTATCGTGGCTCAGGACTTGGAGACCCTTCCGTAAATGAAGTAATAACCCGTCCAATGTCATCTTGGTCTACCTCTTTT